GGACTGCACTTTGTTCCTGGCTTGGCAGGAGTTGAGTAAAGGGGCGAATCGGTAATGGCCGCACCCAAGGGCAATCAATTCTGGAAGGCAAGAACCACTCACGGCAGAAAGCGGCTATTTGAGTCCGCTGATACGCTGTGGGATGCGTGCTGCGAGTATTTCCAATGGGTAGAAGATAACCCGCTCTACGAATCCGAGACGGTCAAGTTTCAGGGGCAGGCCACGTTAATCGAAGTGCCGAAAATGCGAGCCATGACGATCAGCGGCCTCTGCTTGTTTCTGGATATAGACCGGTCAACGTGGACGGACTGGAAAACGGCAGATGATTTTTCCGCAATCGTTTCGCGAGTCGAGGAAGTCATCTACTCTCAGAAGTTCGCCGGGGCGGCGGCTGATCTGCTGAACTCCAACATCATTGCCCGCGATCTGGGGCTTTCTGACAAGTCCGCAGTTGACCACACCACCCAGGGCGACAAGCTGCCCACGCCCGTGTTTAATTTCGTAGGCGTCAATGCAGATTCAGATTAAGTGCCTGGACAAGTTTAAGCCGCTGATCACCAAGCGGAAGCGCGTCAAGATCATTGTGGGCGGTCGAGCATCCACCAAAACCACGTTTGTAGCGGACTACCTAGCCGCTTGCATGTCTGCCGGCCAGCTTTGGTGCTGCGGGCGTGAGTTCCAGAACTCCATTGACGAATCCGTGCATCGAACCTTACAAGACGAAATTCATCGGCTTCAGGCTCCAGGTTTCAGCTTCGGGAAAACCGAAATCGTCCACGCGTCCGGCGGCCGTAATTTTTATCGCGGCCTCGCCCGCAACATCCTGTCACTGAAGGGTATTCTGTCCGGCGTTGATGGCCTATGGGTAGAGGAAGGCGAGGGGCTGTCAGAAGACACCCTACGGATTATGACCGCCTCCACCCGCGCCACGGCGGCTGACTTCGACGCAGCCAAGGCTGCCGGTATTCCGCTGTCGGAAATGAAAACCCCGGAAATCTGGATCACCATGAACCGTGGTTCGCGCAATGACCCCATCGCCAAAAAGTACCTTGCCCGTGCCGAGCATGACCTTGAGCGCAACCAATACTATGAAGACGACGAGATCATGGTGGTGGAAGCAAACTACAACGATATGCCCAGAGAGTGGTTTCTGGCTTCCGGCCTTGAGGATGAGCGGCAATCAGATTACGTTCACCTGACCCGCCAGCAGTACGAACACAAGTGGCTGGGCAAATACCTGGAGGCTGTGGATGACGCCATCATTCAGCCGGAGTGGTTTGATGCCTGCATAGATGCGCACGAAAAGCTCGGATTTAAGCCGACAGGGCGCAAAGTGGTGTCGCATGACCCGTCAGATACTGGCACCGATGCTAAGGGTCTGTCTTACCGGCACGGCTCAGTGTTTCTTGATGTGCAGGAGCGCACCTTTGGTGATGTGGCCGAGGGGTGCGACTGGGCCACAGACTACACCATTCAGAAGCAAGCGCAGGATTTCATATGGGATGGAGACGGCCTTGGCCTTGGCTTGCGCAGGCAAGTGGCTGACAACTTCAAGGGCCAGCCAGTCACTCAGTCCATGTTCCGGGGCAGCGAGGGCGTGGAGTATCCGAAAGCGGTTTATCAGCCCATCGGGGACAACAGCGCCCAGCCTGTGACGAATGAGCACGCTTTCAAGAACCGCCGAGCACAGTTTTACGCCATCCTTCGGGATCGTATGTTCAGGACGTATCTGGCGGTAGAGAAGGGGCAGTATCACGACCCTGACGACATGATCAGCTTCTCGTCTGAGATTGAGCACATCAACGCGCTGAAGGCTGAATTGTGCCGAATACCCAGGAAGCCAAACGGAACGGGCAAATTCCAGGTGATGAGTAAGGATGACATGAAGCGCTTGCTTAAGATCGAATCGCCAAACATGGCCGATGCGGTTATGATGTCGTTAGCAATTCCTGATAAAATAGTCAACACGAAGCCGGTCATACCACCCCCAATTAAACCAATGGGACAGCGCAATGGATCTCGAAGACATCAAAGAACTCGTTGACGATGCCGAGGCCAGCACGTCAGCGACCCGAGAAGAGGCGGGCGACATGCTCGTTTTTGGGCGTATCTCCCAATGGGATGACGACATTGGGGCGGACGTGCAGACCGAGTTCCGTGGCACGTTTGACATCATCAAGTCGCGCCGCAACCGGATTATTGCAGAGCTTTGGTCAAATCCGGTAGACATCACGTTCAAGCCAAAGGACGGGGCAGACCCAGAGGCCGCTGAGACGCTGACCGGCATGTACCGCACGGATATGCTGCGCTCGGAAGAGGCCATCGAGACAGCGCTACAGGACCAGGTAGATTGCGGTTTTGGCGCGTTCCGCTATGTGACCGAGTACGAATCCAAGTTTGATGACCTGAACAACTACCAACGGATTTGTGCCGAGCCCATCTCTGAGGCGAACAACGTTGTCTATTGGGACAGCAACGCCAAAAAGAAGGACAAGTCAGACGCCCGTTGGTGCATGATCATCACCACTTTCACTGAGAAGGGCTGGCAGAGGTACTGTGAAGAAAACGGCATCGACTATGACGAAAACGAAAAGCCGCAGCCGTTCAAGACTCCGCATAAAAGTGATGTAGCATTCTGGCGATCCAAGCAGGACGAAATCAAGATTGGCGAGTTCTACCACAAGGAGAAGAAGCGCGAGCGCGTGCTGGTTTATGAAGATCCGCTGGGCCAGGTGAAGGCCGTGTATCAGCGCGAAGTGAAAGACGTGATTGACGACATGGAGGCCGCTGGATTCGTCAAGGTTGGCGAGAAGATGAAAGAGCGGTGGGTTGTCAAAAAGCACATTGTATCGGGCGAAGACATCATCAAGACCCAGCGCATTGCCGGCGAGCATATCCCGGTTGTGGCGATCTATGGCGACTGGTCACGAGTGGAGGGCCGCGAGATTTGGCGAGGCATCTATCACGACGCGCAAGACCCTCAGCGCTTGCATAACTTTATGATGTCGTACCTTGCGGACATCGTGGCGAAGGGGCCGAGACAGAAGCCGATATTTTACCCTGGCCAGATTCAGGGCTATGAGTACATGTATACCCTGAGCGGTGCGGACAACAACTATCCGTATATGCTTCAGAATGAGGTGAGCCCGGAGACTAAGCAGCCCTACCCTGTCGGCCCTGTTGGCTATCTTGAGCCGCCGCAACTCCCGCAGGCTGGCTCTGCATTGCTTGAGATGACACGCCGAAGCGTTGACGACGTAACGGGCGGGTCTCTCAATCAGGAGGCCATGCTGTCCGGTGCAGTGACGGAGGGCCAGATTCGTGCCACACAGTCCGCGCAGAACCTTGAAACGTTCTTGTTCCAGAACAACTTCCAGTTGGCCATGAAGCAGGCTGGCCGGGTGTACGCGTCCATGGCTGCCGAGCTTTACGATGTGCCACGCCCAGCCGTGGTCACGCAACCGGACGGCACAGAATCCGAAGTCATGGTCATGGAAGCTGTTTTTGACGAGGAGACCGGCGAAGAGGTGGTGATTAACGACATCACCCGTGGCGCGTTTGAGGTCTACGCAGACGTAGGGCCATCGTTCCAGACCCAGAGGGAAGAAGCCAAAGCCCAGATGCAGGAGCTGTTCACGGCGCTTCAGGGTACGCCGGAAGGCCAGATTGCACTATACACGTACTTCACGCTTCAGACCGGGCCAGAAACAAAGCACCTGAAGGATTACGGGCGCAAACAGCTTATCCTCCAGGGCATTGTTGAGCCAGACACCGAAGAAGAGATAATGATGTTGCATCAGGCGCAACAGGCAGGCCAGCAGCCAGACGCCAACATGGTATTGGCCATGGCCGAGCAGATGAAGGCTCAGGCGGATATAATGGGCGCTCAGGCTAATGCGCAGGATGATCAGGCGCAGCGCCAGATTGATGCGTTCAAGGCTGAGACCCAGAGGCTGGACGCCATGGCTAAAGCTCAGAAGTATGGGGTAGAGGCCGCGAAAATCTCAACGGAAATTCGCGGCACTGAGCTGGACAACTTGCAGAAGTTTCAGCAGGCGCTAATGCCGGCGTCTATGCGCCAGCAATAAATTTGCTGAATGGTTATAACGCTGCCATAATTTGAATCAATGCGAGTCGGGCGCACACCCCGATAACCGAGTTGGGCGGATACCCAATGTCACGCAGTAGGGCGGAAAACCTATGAGTCTGGAAGATTTGCGGCGTCAGGCCGAAGCAGAAGAGGCGAATGCTGAGGAAGTCGAGCAACCGGAAGAAGAGGAAGGCGAGGAGGCGGAAGGCGAAGAGCCCGAAGCTGACGCAGAAGAATCCGACACCGAGCAAGACACCGAAGAAGCCTCAGACGATTTCGAGCTTGAGCTGGACGGGGAGCCAGAACCCGGCCAACAGAAGCCATCACCTGAAGAAGCTCTGGTTTACAAACTCACCAAGCAGAAGCAGAAAACGCGGGAATACAAGTCCGAACTGGAAGAGCTGAAGGCTGAGATTGCAGCCCTGAAGTCAGGTTCAGCCCCGCAAGCGCACCCCAAGCCGCAACAGCAGGAAGAGAAATACCCGCCCGTACCGTTGCTGTACGAGAACGGAGTGGACACGCCAGAGCAGTATCAGAAGGCGTACCAGAAGTGGGTAGCGGACTGTAAAGCGGTGGATCAGCGCAACTCGCAGCGAAGTGAGACGGAAAACCAGTTCAAGCGCCAAACCGAGGAAGTCACTCGGAAGCTGGCGGAACGGGTAGGCAAGTTCGCCGTAGAGCACAAGATCCGAGATGACAAGGTGATCAGTGCAATCGAGCGGGCGACCAGCGAGATTGACGGCGCAACCAAGATTGACGGTTCGCTGGCATACCTGCTGGACGCTGTTGGTGATGGTAGTGAGCGAGTGGCTTACTACATCGGCACGAATGATAACGCCATGGCGAAGGTGAAAGGCTTGCTTCAGGAAGACCCGACAGGGCTTCGAGCAAGCGCCTACATGGCCAGATTGGTTGGACAACTGAAACCGAATCAACGAACTAAGACCAGCAAGGCCCCGCCTCCCGACCAGCCCATCAAGGGTGATGGCTCAAGCGCAAGCGCCAAGGCACTTCAGGATCGGTACACGAAAACCAAAGATCCACAGGAAATGCTGAAGTTGCGCAGAAAGGCCAGGGAGCTTGGAGTCCGGCTAACTTAACGAGGTATGACTCATGGCTGTTAATTCCCTGAAGACTGTAGTGACGTTCTTTGACGACGTGCTGCAACAAATGAACGACGATTTCACGTATGCCGGCTTGGTAGACGTGGAGACCATTAACCCTGGCACCATGCAGAACGCCAATGACATCTACTGGCGCAACGTTGAGCAGCAGCGCCCGATCATCGAAGGTCGTGATCTGACTGGCCTGGAAACCGGAACCATCGAGCAGGGCTACCCGCTGCGACTGGAAGATCCGAAGAACGATTTCATGGAGTACAACATCCAGAACCTGCGGGATGAAGGCTTCATGCGTCGTGCGGCGGTAGCTTCCGCGAAGAAGCAAAACGCCTACCTGAACAAGCGCATCGCTGAACTGGTATCCGCCACCGGCACGCTAACCTAC